GTTAACGTAATATGACGGACAAGAACACGCATTACTCACGTTGTAATCTGCGCGCTATATGCACGTTAGCGGGCGGCGACAAATGCGCGCCGGTATGTCCGTCATTCGTAGCGCTCCACGGATTTAACGGAGTCGGCGGTCGAGTTGGCGCGGCAAACGTACCGGACGAATATCGGAATATAACGGTCGCCGATTCACCGGTCCGATCGGAACAAACGGACGCCTACGCATTAGTAGATAATTACGTAGCAAAGTTGAAGCGCCAATTTGAAGCAGATAGCCCGCGCATAAAATCGCTGTATCTTCACTCACTCGCGCCAGGCACCGGTAAGACTACGACGGCCGCCGCGATACTAAACGAATATATTAACGTTAATTACGTCGGATCATTAAAGCGCGGAATTACACCGCTAGAGCGTCCGGCGTATTTTCTTGACGTTAACGCATGGCAGACGCTATACCTCGGATTTAATCGTAGCCATTCGCCGCAGTCCGTAGCGGAACCGTTAGCCGCGGAGTATTATGCGCAGGAACAGCGCGCCAAGTTAGCGCCCTTTACCGTACTCGACGATGTCGGCGTCAGATCCGCGAGTGATGCGTTCCGGTCCGATTTCCATACGGTGATTAATTACCGCGCCGCTAACGGACTCGCAACGGTATATACGAGTAACGTTCCGATAACGGAGCTGTCTACGATATTTGACGCGCGACTAGCGGACCGCGTTCGGGATATGTGCGTTAGTATCGCGTTTACGGGAGAATCGAAAAGGGGGATGCGTTAATGGACGAAATCAAACCGTACAATATCGCTACGGATATAATAGGCGATCGTTACGTATCGACCGCGATGCATCCGACATTTATCAGCGCATACGGACGCCAAGTAGAGACGTACGAGACGTTTATATGGGAATGGAACGGCGTTAGTCGCGGCGTGTGGTTACGCGCTATCTATCACGGAAGCGAGCCGCAAGCACGAAAAGTTCACAGATACATTACGGCTAATCTACGCAAAAAGGCGGAGGGGGCGCATTAATGAGCGCAGAGGGACAGCAATTACTCAGCAAAATCATCGACGAGAACAACGTAGCTGCGCTCGATAAATACGGAATTGAACGCGGACACTTCGTAACGGAGGGAGAGCGCGCGGCCTACGATTCCATCCGTAACTATGCGAACACGAACGGAGGCGCTGCGCCGTCATATGCGACCGTTGTAGCGGAAGCGGACGAGTTTACGTACATACCGCAAGTTACCGACAGCTATACGTTCCTCGTCGAAAAAATAAAGGATGGCGCAGGAAAGCGGAGGATTTCGGAGTATTTCAGCGGAAACCTACAGCCGATGTTCGAAAATAACGGTGCGGCTGCGTTCATCGAGCTATTGCAATCCGATATGGAAAAGATTAGAATAGGAATACGAACAAGCGTTCCTATAGGTACGGATGTTAAATCCGCTGCGGCTGACTTTTTAGCGGAATATCGCGCTCGTAAAGCCGGCACTAGCTTCCGCATATGGAGCAGTAAATTCGCGGCAATCAACGCGGCGATCGGCGGCTATTTCAGCGGCAATATGTATACGTGGTATGCGCGTTCGGGGCGCGGTAAATCCGTCATCGTAATGGAAGAAGCGCTCGAAGCTGCGTTTCAAGGCGCAACTGTACTCGTATGGACGTTGGAAATGGGAAGCTACGAATGGATGGCGCGTGCATTCTCATCGATCAGTGGGCGATTCGGACTAGTAAACGCGCGAATAGGCGGTATTGATTACGACGCGGGATTTGATACGAAGGCGATGCTCATGGCGTCATTATCCGCAGAATACGAAGATGCCTTAGCTACGTTCATATCAACGCTAAACGATACGATTCCTGGACGTGTTATACTCCGCGCGGTCGATGATCCTGATTTCCGCGAAAGGAACCTCCGTCAACTAGAAGCAGATATCATCGAAACTAAAGCGGATGTCGTCGTAGTAGATCCGTTCTATTATCTCGAATATGAACGTAATACTTCGAGAACTACCGGTGGAGATGCCGCTAATACATCGAAGAAACTGCGCTTGATCGGCGGCCGTACGAAAGCGGTAGTACATGTAATTACACAGGCCGATGAAGATGACGGAGAAAAGACGGACGGAGTACGCGAGCTAAGTCCGCCTAGACGCGGTGACGTAAAAAAGACAGCGCAGTTACTTGAAGACGCTACGAACCTTATCGGAATAGATACGCTCGCTCACGAAGGGCGCGGAATTATAAAAATCGGCAAAGGGCGCAACGGCGGCGAGGATACGCAAATAGAGCTGCTGTATCTGCCGAATTACGGAATCGTACGGGAGATAACGGATGGCGCTAATCCTGCGCAGTTTACGGGGGTTTTCTAAAAGTGAAAAGTAGGGTATTGAAACGCTAGGAAGTCTGTTCTATAGTAGATTACGAAAGGAGCCAATTTATGCATCGGATTGAACTACGCATAGGAGCGCTATTAAAGAAACGCGGAATAAATCAGAAGCAATTGGCGGAAATGACCGGCCTCCGTCCTAACGCTATTAGCAACATTTACCGCGGATTACCCGAACGCCTGGCGATAGACCATATTGAACGGATAGCGAACGCGTTGAATATCACGGATATCCGCGAAATAATTACGTTAGCTCCGCTAGAGGGAGCCGCTGAATGACCGCTAACACTACGCTCCATATACGCGGACCCGACGGAAACGCGATCCCCGTCGCCGTCGATATCACCGCGGAACTCATGCGCTACGATTGGGAAAAAGCGCGCTGGACGTCCGACCGCCTAGTCGCCGTCTCACCGTTCCGCTACGATAAAACGCCGTCCTTCTACGTCTACACGGAAGATACGGCTTCAGCGCGGGCCGGCGATTGGGGCGACGCTGGCGCAGCGGATACGGATCATAGTCGCGGTGGATTCGTACGGCTGATCGCGTTCCTCGACCGCACAACGACGGAAGAAGCTGCGGAATATTTACTCGCCAAGTATAGCGCGGAATACCTACGGGACACAATTACGTTGACTGTGCCGCGACTCCGTATAAATGCGCCGAAAGTCACGGACATAAAGCGTTCGATTCTCGCCGAATACAGTTATAGGTCGCCATATTTGGAAACGCGTGGAATCTCCGAAGCGGTCCAGCGCCTGTGCGAAGTCGGCTACGACCGTAAACGCCGCGCTGTTACCATACCGTGGTTCAACGCGGACGGATCGCTCGCTAACGTTAAGTACCGCCGCGTCGATAGTAAGGCGTTTTGGTACGCGAAAGGTGGGCGGCCGATCGGATCGCTAATATACGGAATTAACGTAGTGTATAACCGCGCCATTAAACGCGCCGTCATCGTAGAAGCAGAGGTCGACGCAATGACGCTAATGAGCGTGGGCATACCGGCGGTGGCGACCGGAGGATCTAACTTTAACGCGGTTAAACGTGACATAATAGTCCGCTCACCGTTAGAGGAGATCGTAGTAATCCGCGATAATGACGCGGCGGGTCGTGCTTGGCAGCGGAAAGTGATAGCGGAGTTGGCGCCATATCTGCGCGTAAAGGTGGCTACGGTGAGCGGGCGGTATAAGGACGTCAACGAAGCGCATATGAACGGGGCGGATATCGCGGCTTACGTAAGGAGGGCGCGGAGAACTAGGACAGGCGGACTATTATCGAAATTTGTCGAAATGTATACGTAGACAAGCGGAGGGGAACGGGCGTACTATTGACGGAACGGAGTTCACAAACGAGAACTTGTTGGCCGGAAGCAGACCGTAATGATCTACTTTTTGCTGCCGCCGTCCTCTAACGGTATCAATTCGTATAAGTCGCGCTCAGTGATGGGAACGTCGAGATATTTGTTCAACCACTCGACGATTGATACCGCAATCATTAGCGACATTCCGCGTTTACCGCTAATATACTGCGAGATAGTGTTCTTACGAACGCCAGTACCGTTAGCGCAATCCTGCGCTGTCTTATCGATAACGTAGAGGAAATGAGATAAGCGGCAGCCTCCGGTTTTATACCGTGGCATCGCCGAACCTCCGTAAATTTACATAATATTCTACGTAATTATAACAAAGCGGAGCTGCGAAAAAAAGTTTTATATTAACATGTCCCAATTTTCAAATGTCTTGTGTATATATAGTTATGAAGGGAATGGTGATTGGATGACAGATAGTAGAAAACTAAATACGTTAATGCTGAAGGCTAAAGGTGGATGTACTGAGTCAATGTGGGAGATTAAATCCTACTTTTGGAAGGACATTAGTGAATTGTCCGAACGGTACGCTAGTCTTATTGTAAGTCAGTCATCTTTTGAAAATAATTGCTATTCGAGAATTGAATTAGCAGTTAGGAAGTTCGAGCCAAGCCGCGGCAGTTTCATAAGGTATGTCAGGTTTTGGTTTTTCGAACTAGCGAAGGTGCATATAGTTAGGGGGAAGAATAGGCGGCGAATGTTATCGCTTGACGCTCTCTCCGAAGAAGATACTGGTTATGAAGGAAGTTCACGAAGGTATGAATTACAAGATGATTTGGCGATCATCGACGCGGACTTCTTAGCAAATGAAAAAGTCGCCTCCTTGGCGGGAGACGACATTCGGAAACTTTCGATTCTAAACGCTTGGAAAGACGGTTACTTTAATGATTCGGAGACTGCATCGTTCTTGGCGGAACGACACGGAGGAAATACCGAATCTCACCGTAAATTCATTACGCGATTTAGAACCCACTGCCAGCAGACCCTTTCGAAAGCCAACTGACTGTTTGGAATATCGCGGTATTACACCGGATTTCCCGTATTCGATTATAGCACACTGCTTATGTCCGGTAAACTTACGGAACGCGACGAAAAATGTCCGCTAGTATAAGTATACCCAATTATGCGCGGTTGAAACACTCGTAAATATTTCCATTATCTACGTTTGTAATTATATTCCATTAATTATGCGATTGTCAACGTTTCTTTCGCCGCGGCCGCTAACTACACCAACTTAACGGAGGTTTTCGCAATGTCTACACTATATATACGCAAGTCCCGCGTAACGGTTTCACTTTTTGACGAAGTTTCATCGCAATTTTACGAAGTAGCTGGCGTATCCGCTCCGACGCTTCTATATAACGGAGCCGCCGCTGAATACGAAGACGCCGCTGACTATTTACCGCGCGGCTTCGGACGCTGTACGGTGATCGCATGAAAGTATCCGCTATAGATAAAGCCGCCGGCACCCATTTCTCCGCGGATAAGATTTTCGTCACTCCGCACGCTTGCGATGAAGCCGCTAAGGATTTCGGAGTTAGCCGCGACCGCGCTCCGCAATTCGTTATGGCGCAATTACGTAAGGCGACGTTTATCGATAACGTTATCGGAGACGACGGCAATCCTGGACGCCTATTCGGATACCAACGGATGGCGATCGTAGTTGCGCCGGATGTACCGACCGTCATTACCGTTTATCCGCGCCACGTCCCATCCTCAGCGATACGCGATCCGATCGAAAAAGTGTTATACCGCGCTCTAACCGCTGCTAAACGGAAAGAAGCCCGCGAAATTAAACGGATTAACGTAGAAATAGCGCAGCTCGGCATCGAACGGGCGCAATGTTCGCTGCGGAAAGCGAAGTCATCATCGCGGAAAGTTTGCGCAGTAATGGACGTACGTATAGCGGAGATAGACGCAGCGCTCCGTAACTATGCGCAGGAATTATACGAAGTCCGCCGCGAGAAATCGAATCTGGCGAAGGGTATCGTAGCCTATGTATGAGAACGGAGGCGACGGTGACGGCGAAAAGGTCAGCGGATGGGAGGCGGTCATGCTCGCGTTTATAGTCGTAGTGATCGCGCTGTTTATAGTAGTAACGAAGTTTTACGCCGCGTAGATTTCTACGTCGGCTGACGGATATTAACGTGAAGGATCGGGGGATTCCTGGTCGCCGTAACTCCGATAATTTCGAAGCGAACGTTTCAGTAGTGCGTCGAATAGGACTGCGGAAAGTACCGTTAATATCCGTCAGCGGGCGTAAGAAGTCCGAATATAAACGAGGAGTGTTGCGATTTGAGTATGTTTACGAAACGCGGAGCAGAAGCGGTAGAGTCAGCGCAAGCCGAAAAGGATACGAAGTCGAGCGTCATCGCACCGTTTAGCAGCGGTACTACGTTAAAGGTGCGCGTCAAGTCGAAGTTGGATTCCGTTGAGTATTACGCGTATTCCGTTTTCGGCAAGGTGAATACGTTCGTACCGAAAGAACCCGCCGAGCGTAACGCGAAAGGTTACATTACCGCGAATCCTACGGTATGGGACAAAGCGGCGGACTTGATCTACGCTGACGCTAAAGCGGCGAAGGACAGCGGCGACGAAGCTGGCGCGGAGAAAATCCGTAACGTAGCGTATCAGCTAAAGGGTAAAGCGAAGTACCTCGTCGGCCTCGGCAATTTAGCGGACGGAACCGATATCGTCGTAGATTTAACGCCGAAGCAAGCCGCCGGTATCTTCGCGACTATCGCTAAGTACGAAAAGAAGCTCGCTACGATGGCGTTCGAGTTGTCGAAGTCCGGAAGCTCTACGAATACCGTCGTTACGTTGTCGCCGATCATCGATATGGACGAAGACTTAACGCCGGAAGAGCGCGCTAACTTCGCTAAGTGCGGCGAGAACCCGTTCGACTTCGAGCTATTCGAAGACTGCCTGTACGTAGCGGACGAAGTGGAGCAGACGCGGAATCTCGTTATCGCCGGTTTTGATATCGGACGTCTCGGCTTAACGATCGGATCAACAACGTCCACTAGCGCTCCAACAACGGACGCACCGCCAATTACCGGAGAAGCCCCCGCGGTTAACTTCTAAATGACGCGCAGTGTTTCAGCGGAACAAGCGCTGCTCTGCGACGGGGCAGCGTAAATATAAGGAGGCGACGCTATTGTTTAAGTATCGTATTAACGGAATCCACCGCGCAAGTAACCGTTCCATCTCGCAGTTTACGAAAGTCGAACGCTTATTAACGAAACAGAACGCTAAGTTTAGCGGAACTATTACGGAAATCAACGACGAGATCATCCGCTTAACGGAATTACGTATATCCGCGGAAAAGGGGCGCCAACAGAACGCCGGCATCATCGGACGTATCGCGCAGATAATCGGCGGTGACTCCGTATGAAAAGCGTAATACTCGGAATATGCGCGGGTATTTTCGCTGCGACGTTTATATTCGGATTCGTATTGATAGCTGCGCTCGGCTTAGTGTGGGCGATATCGGGGGTATTTGGCTTAAGTATCTCCGTTGGGTTAGCGATTTTTATCATCGCGGTAATTCTCGTAGTGGGCGGAACTATAGCGGACTAAACGAAGGGGAGGCGCTAGGATGAGCGGTACTAACGGAGATAACAGAATCCCGCGCCACATGACGCTAGGCATCAACGTAGAAAACGTCGCGGATTTACCGAAAGCCGGCCGTCAAATGGCGGCGTTCCTAAAATCCGTCGACCACGATCACGGACCGTTCGAAATAGACATCGTAGTTAGCGTTAATCCGCTGAAGCCGGAACATTTCGTAGACTTATCGTCACGCGGTAATAGCGGCGATACGATCGAAATCGTATTCGTTCCGGACGAAAGCGGAGACGACGAAGGCTTCGAAGAGGAGGGCGTTTAGCATCGCACATATAACGGAGATTATCGGCCAGGTTTCGGAAATGACCGCAAGAACAGCGCTAATGTGCGCAGGCTGGATCGTAGCTAAGCCGGAAACGGGCGAGAGTTTCGATATCGTAGCGCGCGATCCCGTCAATAGCGCCTGGTCAACGTTTCAAGTAAAGACGATAAAGCTGCGCAGCGACCGCCGTAACGAAATGGTCGTCTATGCGCGGAAAGGTAACGGCGAGCCATATACGCAGCCCGAAGCTGACTATTTCATCGGCGTATTGGGCGCGAAGGAAGCGGAATCGCCGCGCGTATTCATGTTCGAGAATAGCGGACTCTCCGAATATTGGGCGACGGAAGCGAGCGCGTCTAAGCGGTGGGTCGAGATTCCGCTAAGCGTTAACCGCGAAATGTACGGCGCGCTAGGTGTACTATGTCCCGTTTAGTAGATATGGCGCGTTTCGACGAAGACAATCCGGAGTCATTCGTTGTCGCTACGTGTGAGTTCTGTAAAACGGAGATCACCGTAGGAACCGAAGTAGCACGGATAGACGATAGCTTCGCGGGTAGCGGCGGTTTCGTACACGAATGGTGCGCGATGGATTACGCAATCGAACGTATATTTGACGCAACCGGTGTAATCGGAGTAGACGGAGATATCGAATAATAAACCGCGGCAACGACCGCATAGGAGGCACGTAATAGATGGCGAAATTAAACGGAGTTACGGTATTAAGTGAGGTAATCGCGTTAGACGGCGTACAATATGCGGCGAGTACGGGGAAGGCGGCGGACGGCGATATCGTGAAGATTACGAAAGGTGGGTACGTGGGCGCACCGAGCGGATCATATTTCGAAATCGTAGATGGCGCGGAGTACGGTAATCCTGGCATACTGTCAATCGTCGACAATGACGGAGACTTTCGTTGGGCGGAGCTTGCGAAAGGTAAGGGCTGGTCCGTATACAAACCGCTATCTTCAGCGGTAGCGCCGGTCTCACCGACATATACCGAAGTTAAGCGTAAGGCTGCGGTAGGTGATACTGTATTAATTACGAAGTCATCGTACGGTAGCGGAATTGTGGCGACTTGCACGAAAAGCGGTGAGTTTTTGGACGATTCAATCGACGTAACTTTCCGCGGTAATACAGACGGTTTCATCGATTGCGCCTATGAGAGCTACGTCGTACTCGAACCGCAATCCGCGCCAGTTTCCGCACCGCAACCGCCTCGTCTATCACACACGTACCAAGCGGGCGACGTCGTAAAAAGCAAAGCTACCGGTCAAACGTATACACTAGCGCAGCGCGATCCTTCGCTAGACAGTCGTGGGCACGGCAATGCATGGAGGACGACTAATGGCGGTTGGTCCGGAGAACAGCAAATCGAGTTAGTTACGCCAACACAAACGCCGATATCGCCCGTGTATCACACCGTCGGATCGACCGTTTATACGAAGCATAAGCGTCCTGCTAACGTAGGTGATATGGTATTAGTCGTAAAAGACGGTTCATGCACCGTAAGTCACCGTATAGGTACCGTTCATACGATCCAGCGTATAGGTGCCTTCGGATTACTGGTAACTACCGATGGAGATACATTGCGTGACGATTACACCGTTGTGCTAACGCCATTTGATGGCGCGGTCGTACATGATGGTAAGGCGTATCGTAAGGTAATGCGTAAAGCGGTTGAGGGCGATCTAGCTATAATTATCGGTAATACGACAAGCCATGACTTCGCTAACGGTGAAATCGTAAGGGTGGATACGGTATCAGGGAAGGATATACGGGCGTCGTACCTTGACGGAACCGATTGGTGGATGGCGCATTTCTCGGACTTTACGGTACTCGAGCCACTAACGTCCGTTACATCAGCGCCAGCTCCCGAAAAGCCGAAGCCCGCGCGCTTAGCGGTCGGAGACTATGCGAAGGTTATCGGCGGTCCGAATCCACACGTTAACATCGGCGATATCGTTAAACTCACGGATGTAGATTCGCTTGGTTACGGTATCAGCGATTTAGGCGACAATCCAATCCGCGGTCGAAAGAACAAAGACAACGTTGTCGCCGCGACACAAGCGGAAATCGACGCCGCAACTAAGCCGAAAGCGCCCGCTATCAAAGTCGGCGACACCGTGAGATTAACGATCGCTGACGGTAAGGCTCCGAGACGCGGTTTCGGAAGAGTTGAGAACGGTGATATCGGAGTCATAACGCTACTTGCTAGCAACGGAGATATCCGCGTAGATTTCCCGAAACATCGCCGTTGGTACGGATTACTATCGGAGGTTACGTTAGCAACGGAAGTCGACATTAAAGCCGCCGCTGAAACCGCTAAATGGGCGGCGATTGGACGCAAAGTTGGCGAAATCAAGGCGGGCGATATCGTTCGAGTCGTTCGTAATTGCAGCGCGCCCGTAACTAACGGAAGTTATTACACTGCGATGTATGACGGTATAACCATTTCAACGGCTATTGACGGAGACTGGCGCGTAGTCAGCGAGCTCGTTACCCCGGTCGAATCCGTATTTACAGCTTCAGCGTAGGAGGCGGTACTTATTCTCAACGTTAAACTTACGCTCAATCAACGCGACTCAACGCCGCTACGTGAAGCCGCTAAGCGCAAATCCTCCGCCCTTGAAACGGTGGAGGAAGCGTTACAGCGCATTGGTACGCTGAAGCTATCGGAGAAAGAACGGACGCAATACGAAGCCGCGGTCGCTGCGTTTCATCGCGGAGAACTCAACGGATTAAAGGGCGCGAAGATTACGAAAGCTACCGTCATTAACGCAGGCGCCCGCATCTTACTCGAACGTGAAACGGAAAACCGCAGCGCACGTATGGCGGAAGTGATCGCAACGAAACCGCCGAACTATTTCGTACTAACGCGCGACTCCGAATTGCCCGCGTTCATCGACCGCCTACGAACGGAGTGTCAACGCCAGGTTACGGAATGGACCGACCGCTTTCGCATACTAGGCGTCGATACAATGATGGCGGGCGATTTCGAGGGAACCGGCATTGATACGTATATCGACATATCGATCGGATTCAGCGTTTGGCTACCGCTATTAGGCGAAGGTTACTACTTAGCGTACGGTCACGTCGATATGAGAAACACCGTCGGCTTCGAATTTCTAACGGACGACAGCGCATTTAAATCCGGCGATCCGCAGCTCACGCGGTCAGCGGTCCTCGCCGCCATTACACCGTACTTGTCGCGTCCGAATCACGGTAAAACGTTCCATATGGGAAGCGCGCGTTACGATTTACACGTCGCGATAAAGGACGGCTACGAAATCGGCGGCTGCGTTTGGGATACGTTGGACGCGATGCGCCTAATGAACGAACACGAAGCGTCGTACGGACTTAAACCGCTGATTGCGAAATACGGACCGAGCTTCGGTATCAATGGCGCAGTCTACACGTTCGAGGATATGTTCGGTAAGCGGAGTCCAGCGCCATTCAACACGGAGATCGTCGGAATTTATGCGATCAACGACGTTTACTACGGATGGCGACTATTCGAGTGGCAGTACGCGGCGATGAAAAACGCGCCAGGACGCTTACTCGAATGTTACGCGGAGATAGATTCGAAGCTACCGGAAACGGACGTATTCATGGGGCGCTGTGGCTTCGAAATTGATACGGACGGCTTGCGGGCGTTGGAAGCGGAGTTTACGCCGCTACTCGATAAAGCGAAGGCTGACGTAGTTTTATCCTACGGAATCGACGCGGAGTTTGTACGGAAGATGGATCGGACGATTAACGCGGGGAAAATCGCGGATTGGTGCAGTAAGCAGAGCGCTAGGATTGCGCGGTATACGGAGAGCGTCGCTAAGCACCGCGCCATTATTACGGAGTGTGAGGCGGCCGGTAAGACCGCGCTAAAACGTTATACGGAAGCGACCGCTAAGCTCGCGGAGTTACTGGCGAATCCACTAGCGGCAGCGACCGAAGATAACGCGCCGGTAGAAATAGCGGAGTTTTCGATCACTAACGGAAATCACCTCGCGTATCTCATCTACGATCACCTCGGCGTTCGCGACCGTACAGCGCAATTTAAACGCGGCAAGACGCGATCAACGGCGGCTGACGTACTGGACGCATATTACGAAGAGGAGGACGCGCTGAAGCCGTTGGCGACCGTTGCGGCGTACGAGAAGCTGCTGAATACGTATGTGACGAAGATACCGGAGGCTTTGGAGGCGGACGGGCGGATTCACACGGAGTATAAGGCGGGTGGAACGTCAACAGGGCGCTATAGTTCGAGTGGGTATTCGGGGAGACCGATTGATATATTGCGCAAATTCGAAACGGAGGAATGAGCGGATGGCTAAAATTACGGAGATTACGCCTAAAGTTGAGCGAGTGTTTACGCTTGAACTATCGGAAACAGAGTTACGTTCGATTAATATAGCGATGGGTATTACGAACCACGCAGACAGATCCGTGGAAGCATCGAGGAAGAGAGTCTTAATACTAGGCCCTACTCCATTCTACCAAATATACGCAAATATAGGACGTATTTTAGATGCTGACAATAACTGACGCTAATTATCACGATATCGTCCGTACTCTTATCGCAGACGACCGCAAAGTTCCGCGAGGCTTCAATGCTCAAAACCTCCCGTCAAAAGGCGCCGGTAACCGCGTCCGTAATTGTTTCGTACCGCGCGCTGGCTTTACGTTCGTCGGCGCCGATCTCGGACAAATTGAGCCGCGCGTTTTTGCCCATATCATGTATACGGTATATGGCGATAACTCAATGCGTCAGATTTTCGTTGACGGCGTTGATCTTTATACGACGATGGCGATGATGACATTCGGACTCGCGGAAGGCTACTGCGTTGATAAAGCGTGGTTTGATCCGAAATCGGGCGAAGGTGGCTACGGCGGTGATATACCGTCGACTGCGTTCAAGCCGCGCTCGCTGATGAAGACCGGCGTATTAGCGGTAGCCTACGATCAGTCGCCGTCATCCTTCGCGAAGAAAATGAACGTTACCGCCGAAGTCGCCGCGATGTTTTTCGAAAACTTCGACCGTACATTCCCGTCGTTTAAAACGATGGTCGCCGACATCCGCCAGTTCATGCGCGTTAACGGTTACGTCGAAACGCTGTACGGACGAAAGCGCCGGTTTCCGGATTATAAAGCGGTAGCGGCCGCAGCTTCAGCGAACGAGCAACGGTTAATCCGCTTATATACGGAGCGTAAGCAATTGCGGAACAAGACCGCGCCGTCTGCCCGCGATAACCAACGCTTACTTACGGTACAGGACGAAATCGACGTATTAGCGGAGAAACGCGGCATGATCGGATACTGGGAGCGTGCGGCGTTTAACGCGGTAATCCAGGGTAGCGGCGCAGATATATTGAAGATGATCGGTAATCGCGCGGCTCGTACGTGTAAGGAACGCGGCTGGGAGCTTAACGCGTCAATTCACGATGAGATTAAAATCAGCGTACCCAACGCGGACTTAACTCCGGAGACGGTAGCGCTCGTTAACGACATCATGACGCAGACAGCAACGTTAAGTGTTCCGTTAGTCAGCGATATAGTTATCGAAAGGCGCTGGATGGACGAAACAAAGCCGTCCGAATGGGATTACGTTAATTGTTGTCCGTTAAATAACGAAAAGGGAGCGTGATTAAATGGCGTTATCAATGCCGAAGAAGTCCGAATTAATTACGAAGCACGCTAAGAAATTCGCGGCAAAGTCCGGAAGCGCAACGCCGGTCCTCGAAGGTATCCACTACGCTGCGGACGGGAGCGCCGTTATCTGCGACCGCCATCGCTTACTTCGGATTAAAGACGCGCATAATTACGCCGAACCGCTAACGTCTCACGCTAAGACGGGCGAAACGATCGACGGTACGTATCCGCCAACGGAGAAAATATTTCCGGTGAATTTCACGGTAGACTTCGTTCTACTAAAGAATACGAAAGTTAACGAAATCCAACGCATGGTTGATCGCGTTAAATTAGCGTACGACATCGCGCACCAAACGGACAGGGATCGCCATTTAGCGGTAATTACTTTCGCGGAAGACGGCGCAGTCACGTTAAGCGTAACGGATAGCAACGAAGGCGTATCGTTCAGCGCGCATATCGGAACTGCTTCCGGAGAGTTGCCGTTTAAGATTACGTTAAATTCCGGCTATTTACTTGACGCGATGAACGTATTTAAAGACGCGGGATCGGCGGTAGTTACCGTTAAATTCAGCGGCGCTTTGAATCCGATTGCACTATCGGACGAAGCAAACGGAATTGACGCGCTAATCACACCGTTTCGGGCGGTGAACTAATATGCGCAATAAACCGCGAATAACGTTCAGCGAACGCCACAACGAGTATTACCCGCCGTCCGAAATCCAGGCGGAGATTGACGCACACGACCGCTTTGTCGCCGACGTCCGCGATTACGTCAATGACTGCGTAGAGAACGCGATCGAACCGTCCGGCTACGTATTCTGCGTGATGGAACGGATTGACTACGGAGGCGAAGGCGGTACGGCGGTAGAGGCGCTGATTGCGAAAATGTACGTCAATCCAGCCGATATACGCGATTACGTTAATTATTGCCGACATACTGAATCGGCTCCGGACGCGTTTGCGTTTTCTACGACATACCGTGCGAAATATGGCTACGTCCCTGGAGCGCTAATAAACGCGCTGTTAACGAAGGAGTGGACGCGAAATGAGCGCTGTTAACGAATGGGACGGGTGGCCTCCGTATGAACAATGGACGGATGCGGATCACGAACGGTCGCTTATCGGATGGCTAGATCGGCGCGTTAACATGACGAGTAGCTCCGGATCTATCCGCAGTTTCGTCAGAACGTTTGAGCGCTTGTGGGCGGAACAATTCGGAGCAGATACGCCAATTCCGCAGGACGTTAGGGATCGAGTTAACGCGCGATTAGCGCAAATTAGGGAGGCGTTGTAAATCGGAATGTTCAGTAAAATAGGCGCGGAGATATTCGCAGCATCGACCGAACAAGAGCGCGGGCAAACGTTAGTAGACGCTTTTTTAACGCAAATGGACGCGTACTATGCATCACCGTCATCTTCGTTCTATGACGACGCATTATCACGCAGATTCTACGAGCAAAAACTCCGCCATCTCGGTTACACTCCATATCCAAACGACGGACTTATAACGTTCGGCGCTTCGGGTACGGCGATGTGCGATCGGCAACTCGTATTCAAGAACGCACGCGGCATCAAAGCGGAGAAATCCGATGATATCCCGTTTCGTGGACGGCAACGGCGCCAAGGTACGGCGATTGTGGACTTCGTACAGCTCGATATCGTTCATATGCGGAAGAGGCTCGGTTCGACCGCTAAACTTACGATGGCTGAGCGGTTCGAAGGCGGAATTTCCGAGTGGGACTTCGAAGACGCAGCGCAGGAGCGCCGTATATTCGAATGGCCTAATCCAGAAACCGGTGAACTCGTTAAATTCGCTATAACCGCTAAGCCTGACGGTAAATTCGTATATGAACCGGACGGATCGCGCATCATCTTCGAATATAAAACGAAGGCGTCCGGACTTCGCGCTATGAACGGTAAGCTCGACTTTAAAGGCGCGCAGGATGAACATAAGCGACAGGTTACGGCGGAGGCGCTAGTATTCGGAATTGACGAAACGCTTATCGTATATGAATCAACGCAGAAGCCGGCGTGGTTCGATGACGCGCAGTCTACGTCAGTTACGAAGGGTCAGAAAACGTGGGACGACGGTCAGCCACGGTCAGACTTACGGGCATTCTACGTGAAGATTACGGAGGAAATGAAGAACGCGCTACTCTCCGACTTAGCACGTCAGGCAGCGTTAGTTTATGAACAGCGATCGGATGGTGCGGTTCCGGACGTTACAACAGAGAGCGTCGGTCATTGCGGATTCTGTCAGTTCAGCGAACATTGCCGTAAGACGATTACGCCGGACAACTTAGAGCGGTTACGGCGCGTTGAAACTGCGATGGAGTCGTCGCAAATGGCGGGTAAGGCGGAGCATCGCAACGTGAAGGCGTACTTAGCGGAGGCTGTTACTTGCGCAAAGTAACGATCGATACGGCGCGGCTACTATTTGCAGAGCGCGGATGTACGTTGTTGTCTAAGCGGATAAATAACGTAAGGGAGCTGCTAGCTTTCATATGTACTTGCGGAAGGACAGCGCAGATATCGTATGACAAGTTTAGATCCGGCCAGCTATGCGGCGGCTGTCGGTGGGAACGCGGTTCGGGTAAATTACGGCATTCTATCGATAGCGTACGGATAATGTTCTCGGAGCAAGGATGCGATTTACTCAGCTCCGCGTATTCGGACAATAAACAGAAGCTTGAATATCGGTGCAATTGCGGAACCATCTCATCTATCGCGTTCTCTAAGTTTAAGGCCGGTCAGCGTTGCGGTAACTGCAAATGTCGGAAGATATCGGAGAAACTAACAGGACCGAATAATCCGAGTTGGCGCGACGACTTAACCGACGAAGACAGGATAAAAGAGAGAACCATTCCTGGATACGATAAATGGCGTATGAGCGTATTTGAGCGAGACGGTTTTACTTGTGTCGCTTGCGGTAGTAAAGGCGGTAAGGTCAATGCTCATCATTTAGAGTCATACGCGAGGGTTCCTGAAAGCCGTACGGATATTAACAATGGCGCTACGTTATGCGTGCCTTGTCATAGAGAGTACCATCGTAATATCCGCCATAACGATGCAGACGCGGAGAGTTTTAAGTTCTTCATTACAGTTTATAACGAACCATGGTACGCAGGAGAAAAGGAGTTGGGCGAATGACTGACGATCAAAGACAACGCGATATATTAGCGTTAGCTGTCTACGGATTGTTTTTAAAGGACGAAGGCGTCCGCTTAGAGGATTTCCTAACGACGGATCAAGTTGAACGCTTACGTGCAGTAGTTCGCGCTTTGCCGGACGCGGGCGAATTAAGAACCGCAATAAGTATCGAGTTGGCGAAGCAGTTAATTCGCGAATCCGTCGGCCGTTTACTTTCGGAGGTGCCGCTAATTGACGAAGAAACCGGAGATTAAACGTTTCCTCGGCTTGGATTTATCGCTATCGCCAGGACTCGCCGTTATCGACGTACGCGACCGAATACCGACGCTAATTTACGCCGGTTCGGTCGCCACGTCGCCCGCCGATAACGATGCCATCCGCAGCCTAACGGTCGAATCGTTCATCGCGGATAAAGTTTACGCTTACCGTCCGTTTACGCTCGTACTCCGCGAGGACTTTACCGCCGGCCGCAACAAGCGCGCCACTCAAACGATATTCAGCGCATGGTCAGCCGCAGACAGAGCGCTCCATTCGTACGGTTACGCGGTGGCGGACGTGAAACCGGTCCTAGCGCCGACGTCCGTTAAGAAACTCGTAGCCGGCAGCGGTAAGGCGGAGAAGCCAGAAGTCGCAGCGGCAGTTACGCGGATTTTACGATTAGCGGACGATTACGCCTGGCGAACGGGCTATGACGACAGCGATGCGTGTGCCGTAGTGCTGGCGTATCTTATCCGCGAAAACGTTATAGACGGTGCGGTAGCGTGATTACCGCGGAACGGTTGCTAGCGGCGTACTACTTCGATTTAGAGCGGATAGATTACGCGATTGCGATTAAGACGGAAGACATCGATAAACTCAGCGCTCAACGGGCGGAGTTGGAACGAAATATATGCAAATTAAAGGAGCGATTAAGTGACGCAGACTAACGCAAATACTACGCAGCTACTTACGAACGATTTTATCGCAGCTTATCCGGAATTTCCCGCGCACATGAACGCTCTTGGGCAATTCGTTTACTACCGCACGTACTCACGTTATCTACCGTCAGAGGGGCGCCGTGAGACGTGGAAAGAAACGTGTCGGCGCGCTACGGAATATAACGTACAGCTCGGCGTTAAGCATATGGACAAAATCGGATACGGCGCGGATATCGAATGGCACCGTAAGGAAGCGGAGGCGCTGTTCGACGGAATGTTTAATCTGCGCCAGTTTCTCAGCGGGCGTACGCTGTGGGTCGGCGGTGCGGAGAACGGAGTAGCGGACAAGTATCCGTTGGCGAATTTTAACTGCAGCTTCGTTAAGATCCGCTCATGGGCGGACATGGGCGACTTATTCTACTTGCTGCTCGTAGGTACAGGCGTCGGATTTCGCTGCACATTCGAAGACGCGGCTAATCTCGCGCCAATTCGAACGAATACGACGCTACTCCACTCGGAATATATACCGGTCCCGAAAGCCGCGCGCTATGAATCGACGGTCCTCCGCGATATGGATAACGGATACGCGAAGATATACGTTGGCGACTCGAAGGAAGGTTGGGTCGATAGCCTGCGCACATACCTCCGCATCTTAACGGAGCCGGCATTCGAGCATATCCACACCGTTAAGATTTCGTATAATAGCGTCCGTCCGAACGGGGAGCGCTTGAATACGTTCGGCGGGACAGCTTCGGGACACGCGCCGTTGCTCGAAATGTTTGACGGGATCAACGCGGTACTGAAGAACGAAATCGATCCGTCGTTAGCTCCGCTCGAACAGGAAATCGCAAAGTATTCGGCACTAACCGAAGACGGAGTGACGGAATTTTATCCACCCGTTATCTATAGCCGCATCCGTCCGATTCATATACTCGATATCGGAAATCTAATCGGAAATAACGTAGTTGTCGGGGGCGTTCGTCGGACAGCGGAAATTTTCCTAATGGACGCGGACGATTACGAATGCATCTTCGCAAAGTATGGACTCAACGGAATATGGGACGCGGAGAAACATGCGAAGGTAATTGCGAAGACGCGCGCTCTCGGACTCGGAAAGGAAGCGGATTTCCTAGCGTCATTACCGCTAAACGATCCGAACGCGCGACCGCTACATCATCGCCGCATGTCGAATAACTCGATCGCGTTTGAAACGAAGCCATCGCGCGAACAGTTGAACCTCGTGTTCGAGATGATGCAGGCGGAGGGCGAGCCAGGCTTCGTTAATCTCGAAGAAGCGCGCAGACGGCGGCCGAATGCGGAGGGGTTAAACCCTTGCGCGGAAATATTACTCGATAGCTACGGCGTATGTAATCTGACGACCGTTAACATGACGGGATTCTCACGGACGATGTACGGAAGCGAAGGCGAAGTCCTCCGCTTAGATATCGATAAATTGTACGAAGCACAGCGTCTATCCGCTCGCGCCGGTCTGCGTATGACTCTCGCAGAGTTAGAGATACCGCATTGGAACGCTATCCAACAACGCGATAGACTACTCGGAACTTCGCTAACTGGCGTTAAAGATGCGATCGCTGCGAGTGACATAACGGTAATTTTAGAAAAAGCGCTACTCAGCAGATTAAGAATAGCGGCTCGCGAGGAAGCGGACGCCTACGCTAAAGTCCTCCGCGTATCATCGCCACTACTCGTCACAACGGTTAAGCCGGAGGGTACGATATCGCAAGTAGCCGGCGGAGTTTCTAGCGGACTCCATTGGTCACACTCACCATACTATATTCGCCGCATACGCATTAACGCGGCTGATCCGCTAGCCAAAGCGGTACAAGCGCTCGGCTGGACGGTTAATCCCGAAGTGGGGACGGCTGGGGCGACACACGAAGAGCGCCTGGCGAATGCGCGTACGCTAGTTATCGATTTCCCCGTTAAGTCATCCGCGAAGGAAACGAAGGACGACGTATCGGCAGCGCGCCAACTCGATACCTACTTCGCATTCCAACGCTACTACACGGAACACAACTCGTCGAATACGATAACGGTGCGGCCGGACGAGTGGGCGGAAGTTGAGGAAATCGTATATACGAAGTGGGACGAGTTTACGGCGGTATCTTTTCTCGCGCTAGATGGCGGCAGTTACGCGCTGGCTCCGTATGAGGCGTGTACGGAAGCGGAATATAGCGCGCTGAAGGCGTCGATGGCTCCGTTCGATCCCGATACGCTGCGTCTATACGAAACAACGGGCGATAGCGATTTAGACGGAGCGGACGGATGCGAAGGCGGAGTGTGTCCGATTAGATAGCGGAAGTGGAGCGGAGTCGTGGCGGTGGGATGACGTTGCGGCTCCGTTTTTTATTTTTAAAGGAGCGATGCTATCTGCGTACCAAAGTGCAATTAGCGGAATCGATTCAGGAACTACTGGACGCGGGAATGACGCGAAATAGAGTCGCGCGTATATTACGTTTAAACCACGAAGTTGTCAACCGAATTATTAAATCACGCGGAATAGAGACGTACGTCGCGTTCGACGAAGGGCTAGCGGAAACTTCTGCGGAGGTTGATTTCTTAGATTACGAAGATGCGATCGACAGAGATATCGAAACCCTGTGGAATGGCGGCCGCTTAGATTTAAGCCAGAAGGACGCCAGCTACCGCAGATATATCGTTAGTAAATACGGAGGAATCTTCGAGTGTTTCCTGCGAAAAGGCGTCCGACCATTGCTAGAGCAAGTGTATAAAACTTGCGGTGAATGTCGCGTACCAAAACCGCTGTTATCATACAGTAGACATCCACGAATGCCTTACGGATTGGCGTGGAATTGTAAAAGCTGCGCGGCAGGTTACGTCTCTAAATGGATGAGGAATAATCCGGAAGCAAAGAAAGCCGTCCGACACAATCGTTTGGCAATAGGTAAAAATTTAATAGCAACTATAACGGAGTCTGAGTTAGTAGCTATAAACGAAACATTTCTACACGCCTGTTGCTTAACGGGAAGCACCAACAAGATCCACCTGGACCATTTCGTAGCTTTAAATACCGGTCACGGCGGAAGTTACTTCGGAAACTTAGTACCTATCCGCGCTGATCTAAATATAGCGAAGAGCGACCGCAATCCGTTCGTATGGGCGCAGTCCAAAAGCGCTAGTATTCGGAAACGTCTGCGCCATGTCGTAGCGTGTCTCGCGGATTTAAACGGAATGAGCGTAACCGAGTACACGACGTTCGTTAATTGGTGCTACGATAACCGCCGTTCGATTGCGCAGATACGTTCAGACAATGCAGCTTACGGTTATATCGTCGACTCGCGTGATTTATGGCGCGCCTCGCTAACTAATTTTTCTACGGATGTCCCAATTATCGATTCTCGCGTGTATATACAGTTATAAGACGAAGGGAGCGCGCCATCTATGCCATTACCGCAGAATACGTTATTTTTCGGATTTGAACCGAAGCTAACCGCTGAACAGCGCCTTTACGTAGATTCGATATTTGACCGTCAGCTTACGATAACTGACGCGATGAGCGGTACCGGTAAGACGACGCTTGCGGTCGCTGCCGCCAAACTCATCGGCAAGCCGCTAGTCTACGTATTCAGCCCCGTTGAGGAAAAGAAGCTCGGCTTTACGCCAGGCGACGAACGCGAGAAGGAATCGAAGTATCTAACCGCGCTGACGGACGCCTTGGAGGAAATCAACGAAGATCCTACGCAGGCTATTTACGATAAGAAGCGGACGGACCGCGAGAATCAGTATGCGTGGGTTTATCCGAAATCTCACGTATTCGTCCGCGGCTCCAATACGAAGGGGCGTACGGTAATCATCGACGAATCGCAGAATTTTACGCGCGGTGAGCTGAAGAAAGTATTAACGCGGATACACGATGACTGCCGCGTAGTAATGATCGGTCACCACGGACAATGCGATCTCGCTGACGCACGCAAGTCCGGATTCGCACCGTACATCGAACATTTCCGTAATGAGCCGTATGTAGCGGTATGTGAGTTAACGCGTAATTTTCGCGGTGAATTGGCGCAACATGCGGACGCATTAACGTGGTAGAAACGCAGTTAAAATTAAACGGAGGTGGCAACGTATGAATAAGTATCTCGTACATTTTGCGCAATCAGACGATGAGTTTACGGAAGGTGAGCGTTATTTAATCGTTGACGAGAGCGACGATATGTATTGGGTCGACGATGATAACGGTGAGCTTAATGGATTTACGAAGGAGCCGGACGAAGACGGAGCTAGTTACGCTACTTGGTTCCGCCTAGATAGCGGTCCCGCGAAACTCGCAAGGGTAGCGTTAACGTACGATGACGGCGCGGTAATCGAACTCGCGGACAAAGTCGCGGTATTGTTGGACGTCAGCGACGACGATGGTGTGTCGGTAGATTTCGAGACTATCGGAATCAGCGACGAAAGACTCGAAGTACTTGCGGCTGTGATCGCGGATTCTGACATTGAAGTCACGCCGTCCAACGAATATCTCGGCGGAGGTGACGCGCCATTAACGTAAACATACGCAAATTACACGCAGACGCCGTAATTCCGCAGTACGCAACGGACGGGGCGGCCGGCTTCGATCTAGTAGCGGTAGAGGACGTCATTATCGCACCAGGCGAAACGGCGAAGGTTCCTACGGGACTCGCGTTCGAAATTCCGGTCGGCTACGTTATGATCGTCGCCATGCGGTCGGGTATCGCGCTGAAGACGAAGCTGCGCCAGCCGAACGGAATCGGCGTTATCGATTCGGACTATCGAGGCGAGGTGGCGATGATGTTCGATAACATACTGGACGGATATCACGGTGGCGACCGTTATCTTATGACGTTAAATGGCGACATTATCGAAACGGATACGTATCAGAGCGACGGTGCATACATCATCCGCAAAGGAGATCGCGTCGCCCAAGCGTTCATTCAACCGTTACCGCGCGTCAATTTCGTCGAGTCTGCGGAGTTGTCCGAAACAGAACGCGGCGACGGTGGGTTCGGAAGTACAGGAACGGTATAGCACGGTATCAACGTACGACTATAAAAAATTAACGGAGGTTTTCGCTAATGGCAAAGTTAAACGGAGTAACGGTAGTAGTTTCGAGTATTACGGTGGGCGGTGTGAGTTACGTTGAGTCGACGGAGAAGGCGGAAGTGGGCGATATTATCCGCTACGAGTTCGGCCTAGACGATGATTACACGGTTATTACGGATGGTGGTTATTACGTCGTAACGGATGTAGATAGTTGCGGTGACGCGCATGTCGACGGTGACGACGGAGATGACTTCGATACTATCGGGGACACGTTCGTGGTATTCAAACGCGCGTCAATTTCCGCCGAAACTACCGCTAACACGATCACTCACGAAGGAACTACCTATAACGTAGTGAGACGTAATGTGCGCGATGGCGACCGCTTCATCGTAGTTACGGAATCCCGCTACAAGTGGAAGACGGTCGGGCGCATATACGCGGTTACCAGAATTAACAGCGACGGCGATCCGAATATTATCGATAACGACGGCGACGATACTTTCGTTATCAACGGTAATTACTCCGTATTGGAACCGATCGAACCGGCCTTACCGAAGCGCACCGTGGTTGGCGATAAAATCCGCATCACACGTTATGAATACGGAGCGCCTGAAGGAACGGTCGGCACCGTAATAGAGCGTACAGACGAGCGCATCCGATATTCATATGGCGGAGATGGCGATATGAAATACGCGAGTCACGGCGCTTACGAAGTCGTTACCGCCGCTGCGCCTCTCTATCGCGAAGTTAAACGTAAAGCTAACGTAGGCGAACGTATTCGCATCGTAGCTGCGGAATTGACAGGAGGGAGATACGCTAATGGCGCTGAGTTTATCGTTAAGGAAACGGTATCCGACAATGGTACTCCTCACGTTAAGGTAGCGGAGTTTACAAGACCGATCCTTGACCGCGAATACGTCGTACTCGAACCGCTAGAATCTGCGCCGCCTACGAAACCTGCGCGCCTAAAAGTCGGAGAATATGCGGTCGTCAACGAAGGCGCGACGGGTTTTATCAAAGGGTGTGTCGGTAAGGTTACGCAGATTACGGAGGACGACGGTACTAACGGTATTGACGCACCATTCATCGTATCAACCGTAGATGGCGTAGAAATCGGAGCTGCGTACATTCACGAAGTCAGACGCGCCACGCAAGCGGAGATTGACGCAGCATTACGTAGCGCGCTATGGACGAAGCTCGGACGTAAGGTGGACGAGTTCCACGTAGGAGACATCGTCAAGGCACGCTCGACGGTCGGCTATATCGAAGACAACGGCGGTTTGCTCGTAGGAATACGCGATTTTAGCGGAAATTTCACCGTTTACAATAAATCGAATACAACGCTTATCGCTACCGCCGAATCCCGCCTGGACGGTAAAGCGGTTTGACGTTACGCAACGTAATAGCGGTATTAGCGGCGGTGTTGGTGGCGGTGCTAGCGTTACTAGCGTTCGCACCGTCGACAGTAAGCGCACCGCCTTACGTACCACCGTACACATTCGTTCTCCCAACGTTACAGAAGGCGCAGAACCCACCGCCACCACCGAAGCCACCCGCTAAACGCGCCGTCCTATACGAAGTTACCGCATATACAGCCGGTTACGAATCGACCGGCAAGCACAGCGGTGACGCACTTTACGGAGTCACGGCGTCAGGTTCGCGCGTTAAGAGCGGCGTAACCGTAGCTTGTCCGCACTCTCTACCGTTCGGTACGCAACTAACGATAGAAGGCGTCGGGCGGCGGACGTGTACGGATAGAGGCGGCGCGATAAAAGGCCGGAGGATCGACGTTTATATAGCGCGATTGAGTGACGCGCAGAAATTCGGACGAAAACGATTAGCGGTAACAATAACGAAAATAGGGAGCGATGTTAAATGAACGGAGTAACGACGGAGTCAAAGAACGTAGTTTTAGCGGACGAGAACGGAATACAACGCGAGTATCGGCAAGTTATGCGGAAGGCTGCGGTCGGGGAGCGGATAATGATCGTAGCAGCGACGATGGCCGTGGATTATACAAACGGAGATACTTTCATTACCGAAGGAATCAACGCTACCGGTAGGGTCAATTTTACGGATAACGTTGGCGAGAGTAATACTGCTTTTCTCCGTGAGTACGTCGTACTAGAGCCGACGGGTATCGTTGTAGTTGACGGTCAGCGGTATAAGACGGTTATGCGCAATGTACGTAGGGGCGAGCGCGTTTTAATTACGAAATCTACGAAGTGGTACGCAGTCGGCGAATCGTTTACGTTACATGAAGATGCGGAGACATTCTCGTCAGGACATGTAAATTACGCGAACGGGGAATACGGCATGGATGGCGGTATTTACGTCGTACTAGAGCCGGTCGCTTCCGTATCAACTGCGCCTACTCCTAAATCGTTGACAGACGAACTCGTTACGTTAGTATCGAAACTCGCGGCGCAGAACGTAGCGTTGGATAAGCGCGTCACCTCGTTAGAAGCGAACGTTGCCGGACACGAACAGCAAATTGGCGCGAAAGTAACGGTAACTGCACCAAACGGAATCGGCGAGATCGCACGTAAACTCGCGGACGCACTAAAGCGGACAACGAGCGGAGCAACGCCGACAGCTCCGTCTCTTACGCGCCAGGACGTTATCGACCGTGCGAAGGCGGACGTGGCGGATCGTTTCGAAGATTACGGTGATGGTTTTCTCGTTATTGACGGATATTCCGGTCACAATAAAGTCGAGTTTATCGTTAACTCCGAGAAGCGTACGGTCGTCGCAATTCTACGCTTAGCATACGCAGGAACACTGGAACGTAACGTTCGTGGTCGCGGCAAATCTCGCTGTTCCGCCGATGACGTATTTAACGTTCACATCGGAAAAGCAATTGCGGTTCGCCGCGCGCTGGGATTAACGGTTCCGGATGTTTACACGAACGCGCCGCAACCGACGAAAGTACAGGCGGGCGATATCGTTTACTATTCGGATATGTTTCCGCGGCTGTTAGTGACCGATACGACAGATGCACATGCCGAGACGCCTACAGTTAGTATCGGATTTTTACGTAGGCAGACGTATCGAATTGTCGACGACTCCCGCTTAACGGAGGTGGCCGCCTAGTGAACGTGGTATTAATCGCACATACGCAATTATCAGCGGAGTTTAGCGCGGCTAACGCTCTTACCGCGGATGCTACTGACGGAGCCGCCGTCGCATTAACCGCGATCAGAACGTGCTACTCGCCGCTGAAACCGTCCGCCATCGTTGCTACGGAAGGCGCGAAGTATTTCGGTTCGGCTGCGTCAGACGGCGGTGAGGGTACGGAAGCTGACCGCTTAATCCGCCACATCGTCCGCAGTAAGCACCTCTCAACGCTGGAATCGCTAAACTTTACGTTCGCCATCGAAGGTGTATCGCGCTCACTATTAGCGCAACTAACACGCCACCGCGTCGGATTCAGCTTCTCCGTTCAATCGCAGCGCTACGTTAAATTCGGCAGCGGGGATAAGAGCGGCGGATTCGATTACGTAACGCCTCCGTCACTGGACGGAAAAACTACGGATACGCGGCGCCTAACGGGCTTCGACGAGGACGCTCCGGAAGGATCGCGGTCTATATTCACTGACGTATCAGCAACGGATATATTCGATGAAGCAATGCGCGATATCCAAGCGGTATATGATCGCTTACGTCGCGCCGGTGTTCCCGCTGAAGACGCGCGCTACGTACTACCGAACGCAGCTACGACGAATCTCGTTATGACCGCTAATCTGCGCTCGCTGCTCGATTTCTACGAGAAACGTAAACAAGGCAACGGAGCGCAGTGGGAGATTGCGGAATTAGCGGAATTGTTACGTGAAAAGGTAGCGGAGGTCGAACCGTGGGCGGACGCATTTTTCGGAGATAAAACGGAAGGGGTGGCGGAATGAGTGAAGTAATATACGTAATCCTCGTAAATGGACGACCGCATAGGAACGACAGCGCGATCCGAACGTATAAGACGGTTATATCCGCTAATAAATCCGCGATGGATCTCGCGCGCTGGCGAAAAGGTTCGGTTATTACGATCGGTGAGTTCAGCGCGGTTAACGTTGTGGAAGTAGGTGGCGCAGTATGACTAACGTTAACATCGCGCTATGCGGAGCGCTTCGTGCCGGCAAAGACGCTGTCGCCGCGCACCTCGTAGCGAATTACGGATACACGCGCTTTGCGTTCGGCGACGAGCTGAAGCGTTATGCTCACGAATTATTCGACCTTGATACTGGCGCTAAGCAGCGTGAGCCGTATCAGTGGTTCGGTCAGACGATGCGCGAACGTGATCCTAACGTGTGGGTGCGGAAGATGTTCGCGGCAATTACGAAAGCCGAACGAAGCTTGCGCAGCCATCCGTTAACTAAGCGGTGGGAGTTTAGCGCCGTCGTAACAGATTGCCGCCAGCCGAACGAGTACGCCGCGCTACGTGATCGCGGTTACGTAATTATACGCGTCAATTGTCCGGAAGAAACGCGGATTCAACGTGCGATTTCGGCAGGCGACGTATTCGATAGCGCTACGCTTTTACATGATACGGAATCGCACGTCACCGGATTTGCGGTAGATTACGAGATTGATAATAATGCGACGCTGGACGAGTTATATGCGAAGGTTGACGCGATAATAGAGTTGCTAGACGCGCCTCTTTCTACGGGGATAACGGAGGTGGTGGAATGAGCGGAGTCAAACGCCTTACAGTGTGGACGAACGGTAGCGTTATTAAACGGTATCAAGGACAAGACAAACGCGACCCACGCAGCAATTATAAAACGTCACCGACGCGAGGTTTCCGTAAAATGACCGCAGTATTGTACGAACTCGATCCGGTCATTCAGGAGGCGCCCGCCAATGAGTAAACACGCCGACTTTATCGCAGGTTGGAACGTAGGCTACTGGAATGGCCGTATGGACGCGCTAAATAACGCTCCCTATCGTACAAGGAGCGCTGACGATCCGATGCAGACGGCGCTAGAAATCGTAGAAACTGACGGTGTAAGCGCGTTGACACTAGCGCCCGAAGTAGCGGAAGAATTCGTATTTCTACGCTAACTACCGCGACCGTCCGTAGCTGCGAACGACTCCGCCTTAAACATTAACCAACCTTCGTATGTGCCGTCGAATACGTATCGGGCGGCCTCGTACGGTATCTGATGCTTCTTGTAGAACGCCGCAGCTGTCGTTACACCGCGCGCCTTATCGAAGTTAACCGGCTTCGAGTCGGTCGGCTTAACTACGTCCGGCTTGCCGAGCGCTATACGGTGGTTCGCCGCGTCATATCCGATATACAGTTTAGTTAACGTTCCTTTAGCGGACAACCGCGTTAACAATGCGGCGGACAAGCGTAGCCTTCCGAATTTATCGGTAGCTACGTATTCTAAGCCGGCACGACCGCCGGACCAAACGTCAATAACGGGTTTCACGCGTAATCCTCCGTTTCAATAGTAAATTTAACGTAATTATACAGCAGTTGCGGCGCAATTGCAACAATAGTCAACGAAGGGAGACGGTAATCATCGGAAAAGCCGACAGAAAGCGTTGGGACGGTAACGTACGTTCAATGGCGATTATCGCGAAAGATCCCGCGAATATAACGGAAGATGACGTTAAGTTTCTCCGCGAGAATTATACGTCAGCGGGCGGCCTTCTTCCGAACGCATACAGCGGCGGCGCGTTCTTTACTCCGACACACGTAGCGCGGTTTATCGTCGAAGCATTGCGCGGTTTAAGCGGTGGGTTTGCGCCAGGATCACGCTGGCTAGAGCCGTCATGCGGCAGCGGCGTATTCCTCGAACACTTACCGGAGGGCGCCGAGGTTACCGCGCTAGAATTGGACGAAACTAGCGCGAAAGTAGCGTCGCTATTATATCCGGATACTAACGTAATCCGCGGCGACGCATTCCGCCACGACCGCCGCGATTACTACGATTATGTTATCGGAAATCCGCCGTATGGCGTCAGTATTGATATCGCTGCGGACGAGCTACCGGACGATTACGTCACACTTACGAAGAAGAAAGACCGCTGCGGCGGCAAGTCGGAGTTTGCGTTTATTGAACTCGCGATCAAAGCGGCGCGTCCTGGCGGCTACATTGCGTTCGTGCTTCCGAAAAATCTCGGCTTTGGCTCTAGCGCGCAGAAGATCCGCGATCTAACGAAGGAAACGTGCTGGCATATCGCGTCGATCGAATTGCCTGGAACTACGTTCGCACACGTCGGAACTACGATATCGACGGACATTCATATATTACGGAAGGTTACGCCGAATGCGCAGAAAGTATTCATTAAGTACGCAACTAGCGGAGGTAAATATCCGCTCGATACCGTAACGCAGACGGACGAAAGCGTAGCGAGTACGTATTGGTACGAGGGGCAAATGCCGGTATTCCACGTAATAATTACCGATATTGGCTACGATGAGGACGGTAAATCTACGGATAAGTACGGCGACGGACTAACGCAATTGGACGAATTAGTCGAAGCGTTTACGGATACTATTACGCGGTCAAGTTACAATCCGATTGCGCCGAATAGAGGCGAGTTTCACGCGTTTAACGTTAGCGCTCCGCCGCATGAGGTATGGCGCGTAAAGAACGGAATGCTCGCGTATTACAACGTACTTACGTTAGGGTGCGGAAATGAGATCGAGCCTAGCGGAGAATCTTCGTTCGACTTCGATTGGCAGGACCGCATAGTCGCGGATTATAACGAAAATAAACCGGAGGTGAGCGCGATATGACGGACAAAAGTGAAACGAAATCTTACGCTATACAAGACGCACGCGGAGTCAAGGCGCTACTCTCCGCTCGCCACGAAATTAACGCTGAGCGCGGTCACAGTACGGACGCTGGCGCTACGATTATCGATTTACACAGCGCGATCGAATCCGCCGGCCTTACGGATCGCCAAACGGAAGCTATAGCGTGGGTGTACGGTGTCGGAACGGACCAAACGGCAGCGGCGCGCATTATGGGGATATCGCAGAAGAATGTTAGCGCGCATATAGAAGTAGCGGCTCAGCGGATTGCGGCGGTTTATAAACGGTGGAACAACGGAGCAGCTATGAAGGGGGAGGCGCTAAATTGACGTACATTTTCGATATCACCGCCGACTATAAAACGCAATTTGCTACCGCCGTATCTGCGTTGATATCCGCTATGATTTCGCCGCGTTCTGACCGCATTACAGACGTCCGCGCGCTAACCGACGCATATGTACGCGACATCGGAGAAACGCCAGAGGGCCGCCAATTAGAGCGCCTATCTGACGCGATACTTAACGAAGAGTTGGCGGACCTCGATCCGTATAAAATCGAGCATAACGAGTATCCGTTTATGTCCGAATGGCAATTCGATTTACGGAGAGGGCGCGAGACTTCGCTAAAAGGCGCGGAGGAATACGGCACGGACGGCACTAATCACGCTAAACCGATCAAGCGGCGCAGAACACCGGCGGAACAATCGTTCATGGACGCTGAAGCTCGCGGCAATAACCGCCGAAGAAGCGCGCAGTATAAACGCGATACGTCCGCTAGTCCGTTAGTGACATACAATCTGCGCGAAACAGGCGGTGAGCTTACGGCGGAATACGTCGATCGCGTAGGATTAGGCGCGGCATGGGCGGAGAGTACCGGATACGTAGCTACGAAATACTCCGCAGATCCGCGCTCACTCTCCGTTTAATACCAGCAGCTCGGCCGCCGTAACGCCGAAGTAAACGCACAGTTTCGCCAATAAATCGCGCGGATAACGTTCCATTTCGTCATTGTACATTATACGTACACTTTCGAAGCGGTAATCGATATCACGCGCGATTTCTCGTATAGATACGCCGCGAGCTTCGGCCAGGGCGCGTAAGTTGGAGCGGATTAACATTCGAACACCTCCGTTATACAGCGATTATACGTCGACACCGGAAAAGTGTCAAATAGTTGTTGACACTGTAAACGAGTCGTGGTATATTAAATGTATAAGAACGACACGTTAAACGAGTCGATAAAACGGAGGTAATGAATATGAAAACAATCCAAACAGTTTTAAAAGAAATGGCTCAGAAAGTATTAGCTGAAACTCCCGAATTCGATACAAGCGAATGTGTGACGATGCAGTTCAGCGCATCCAACGATTACAATGACTTTTTCGTGGAAATGGCGCATAGCCGTGGTTGGGACAAGCAACGTAAGCAAAATGAAATCACAAACGAACAGCAAGCGCATGGACACATGATCGAAATGCTGAATGCGGAAATCGAGGTGATTAATGGATGAAAACAAATGAAGAGTGCCCGAACAAGAAATGTTGCAAAATTCACAGATACAAAGAATCAAACATGATATGCGGACACTATGGAGCAGGTTGTTCTTATTGCGTATCAATTGAACAATACAACAAAGACATCACTAAACCAGGAAGAGAATTTCTTAACAAATAACACAGAGCTTACAGAAAGAGCCTGACGGTGCTTTTTTATTTGTCGCTGTACTATACGCTAAGTTTATACACGATCAATGGGAGGTTGGTGTTTTTACGTCACAATTTCGCCACATTTAACGGATTATTTCGGATTATTTCGGACTCCGACCGTATAATTTAGGCGTTCTCACGCTAGTACGTTATAGACAGGTAAATAACGCAGATTGGACGCCGTGAAATAAGTGGGCGTCTTTTTTGCGTTGACTTAGTTTCGAAATCACAACTCGTCATATCGCGAGCGTAGGCGCATGGGATTCGCTCCCCGCACAATTGAGTGCATACCTACGTAACTATTCGAATCGGAGGCGTTGTAAATGGTCGAAAATGGCGGATTAAACGTAAAGGTTAACGTAGACGTATCGGAAGCAATCAGCGGACTAAAGGCGCTACAACGTGAGGCTAAGCGGGCGACTGCGGATCTTCGCGAATTAGAAGCGGTAACAAACGGTGTATTCCGTAAGAACGAAGTTATTACGTGGGAAGGCGCTGAGCATAATGTCATCACGGCTGACGTGGAGTATGCGGTTTTAGCGCCGATTATCGGACACGCAGACGAAGCAGGCTATGTTAAATCTACGGATCTGACGCGTTTATTCGCGGTCAGTAATGATCCAGCGTTATATAGCGCAATAGCGGATCGCGTAGGTAAGGTGGCTGCGCGTGAGTAACGATACAGCACGTAAGATTGCGCGATTAATTAGCGGCGCTCCGATCGGTAGTATAACGCCAGTAAGTAAGCGGTTGGCGAAAGACGAAGCCGGCCGCCTTTACACATATAAAACGCTTGAACACTACGAAGCCGGCAAAAAGGCAGCGCAGTTTGAACGGGATAAGCGTCACTTCTCGTTCGGCCACATGCGCAACATACGCGGTATAACGCGCGGCTTATCGAATAAATACTGCGGCTATACGTTAATGCTACAGCCGTACATACAGTTTAAAACGAACGTACTCGTTACGGAAGGCCGCGAAGGATCTCCGCTAACATTATCGAATCTAGCGCGTATATGGGACGTAAGCAACCGTACAGCACGCGCCATTGTAGACGAGCTGGAATCGCGCAGTATTATCTTCGAGACTAGCGGAGTTTTTACGATCAACGAGCGTTACCACTTTCGTAAGAAAGCGAGCGGTGACGTCGATGCGCTAATTAAAACGTTCTTTACTACGCTGAAGTCGTTTAATTTGACCGCGGCGGATCTCGGCTTCGTATATAAGCTGCTGCCGTACGTTCACTATGATACGAATCTTATCTGCGCAGACCCATTCGTTAATCCGAGTGATATACGCTTCCTAACGGATAGCGAGATCGGCGATATCGTGGGGATGACGGAGACTAAGACGAAAGAGTCTCTCGCACGTTTACGTAAGGCGCGCATCATTGGCGAATGGATTAACGTAGAGGACCGGCGGGCGAAGTTTACCGCGCTGAATCCATACGTATTCTACCGTAAGCCTGGCGAGCCGGACGGCATGTTACGTGCGCTATTTAATAGCCAACGTAGAAATTAGGTACCCTTTTTTGCACGATATAGGCGAATTAGGTACCCTTTTTTGCACGCGAATCGAAGTGCCTTGAGGCCATACAGGGCGTGGCTTCGCGGGTTTTTATCGCGCAAATTTACGGAGATTGATTCTTTATCATACAAAAAGAATAACGGAGGCACCCGATGACATACGTTCTAATCGTTGTACAAACGCGTGAACAAGCGGATGAGCTAAATGCTAAACTCCCGTTACCTAGCGCAGATATGAAAATGCAAGCGATATTCTACGGTGAGTCAATCTGCGGATTACACTACCGCGGACAACGTCCTAACGTAATCTTCGCTAATTATACGGATGACGGCGGAAGATGGAAACACGAAGTATTAATGAGTAGCTTCGCTAGAGGAGCGGTATTAATCGGAATGTAACGCCTATTTCGAGGAAGAGCGCCTCGACGCTTCGGGCGAAAAACACGCCCTAGCGAACAAGTAAGAAATTAAACCGCGCGATAAAGGTATTTGAATTGATACGTCCGTGACGCGTTAGCGGCGCGGGGCAAGGACACGGTTTATGTCCGAAGCCTTTCACTTAGGCTCGCACTGATTGTCAACAATCAACGGGAGCATACGTTATACACCGCTATTACTACGATATCTACAACGCGCAGAGGGTTCGTTAACGACCGTCTGTATAACGCTACTATTCCGTATCATTTAACCGCGCATATATAGAAGCGTTATATTAGCGTCTTATAACCGTTATTGTACGGAGTAGGGGCGATTGGTAGCGTTGATGCGTAGGAAGTCCGTACGGTAGGAATAACGTAGGTACTAGCGGACGGTAACGTATAGGCTACGAATAAGCGTGTGATAACGTATAACGACCGCTTAATAGCGAGTAAATTACGCTTAATCACGGGCTGGGCGTCGCTCACCGGAGAGCCTTCCGAGACTCACGGGGTAAATAACGCTTGACACGCAGCTAACGTTGTGAACGCATATTGCGCCCGATAGCGATTGCATAACGGATGCATAAAAATAACGCTTGACACGCGCTGATTAGTGTGTATTAGCGTCAATCTACGTCATACAGGCGTATGCACTATTTATGCATAACGTTTTGTTGACGATATAAGCGTATTTATCGCGTTATATCGGTGTATATGGCGTTAAATGGCGTAATGGCGCGGTTTAACGCTTGTTTACATAATGAGTATTATCGGACGCAAACGTATGTTCTATTGCATAAACGGTGCATAAAAAGATAACGCTTGACATTCGGCCGCAACCGTGATCGGCGGATTGATGGCGAAAATTAACGCTTGACAAATAGACGGCGGTATGAACGTGACCCCCAAGGCGGGGTCTCCGAGTGGCTGCGACTGCTGTACGGAACCCGCGCACTATTTTTCTAACTCGGGGTCGCAGCGGAAACTGTACGTTTTCGGACGGAACACGCGCCAATTACGTAGCGTTCCCGAATCCACAGCGCCCACGCAACGTTTTCACCGTGTTTTTGCTACCGTAGAGGCGCGCTAGGGCTTCAGCGGTGTGTTTGTATGTCCGCGCTATAAACGCGCTAGAATCAACGAATTGTGAACGTATTTTAACGGAGGTGTAATGCGATGAACAACGCTAAAAAGAAAGCGCTAGAGTCGAAGTTAGACGGCCGCCAGATCCGCGCAGCTTTAATGCTAGTTGAACGCGATTTTACGGTAGACGAAGAGGGCCGCCAATCGCTCGAAGCTATCGCGGAAGAAGTCGGAGTGACACGTTTAACGCTATATAACTGGCGGACGCAGAAAGCGGCGTTTATCGAATACGTAAATCTACTCGCGGATGACTTCCTATCATCGCATCGACCGCTAGTTTACCGCCAGCTTATGAAAACGATAAACGGCGCGCAGCCGTCCGTAAAGGGTATCGATCTCTACTTCAAACGGTTCGGTCTTATTACGGAGCGCCAGATAGTTGAAACGAAAGATACCGGCTCATCCCGCACGAACGAAGATATCGCAGCTGAAATCGCGGAAATGGGCGAACTTTTAGCGGACGGTAACGATGAGTAAGCGTATAACGAAGACGGAGCGTATGATACTCGATTTTGTTGATCGCGCAAAGTATAACGTGTATCGCTGTCCAATTCACGGTGTATTCGCGCAGAGTAAATTCGACTCCCGCAATCAAAACGGCGAATGTCCGTATGGATGCGGATTTACCACCGCGGAAGAGTTCGTAGAAAATTAACGAAGGAGGTGCGTTCACATCGCGCTCGTAGACGGTCAATGGTTAGACAGAGAAGCGCGGTCCGAACGCATCACACTTATAACGGAGCGCGCACGTAAATTAAAAGCGCTGTATGATAGCGGACGCGCTTCGGAATACCACGTAGACACTTTACGCGAAGACATAGCGGAACTCACGCGCCTTAAACGTATTCACCGCGCGGAAATAGACGTCGCTTATTTTACGTATGAGTACGTATCGGACGCGCATAACGCCGCTAACGAAGACAACATCGTCCGCCACGGCGAAGATGGAACGCCGCACGACGCGCTCGCTGATATCGCGCCAATTCACCGCGAGTTTTTCGATTTATGTGATTACGTAGATCATACGGAGCGTAATGCGCGGTTAGCTATCGCAGCGGCGCGGGGCCACAGTAAATCCGGCATGTTTTCGAATGCATTTCCGCTGCATCAAGTAGTTTTCCGCAAACGGCGCTACATTCTCGTCATTTCCGAGACGGATACGTTATCGAAGAAACTTATCGGATGGGTAAACAAACAGCTAAAATTTAACGATAAGCTGCGCCAGGACTTCGGACCGCTGCTCGATCCGCGGAATACGCAGAATGAGAAGGATAATGAAGAAGCGTTCATTACCGGAGCCGGCGCGCTAGTTGAAGCGTCATCTTCCGGTAAACAACTCCGCGGTAAACGTCACGGAAGCTATCGACCGGATCTCGTTATTGTCGACGATCCGTCATCGATAAACAACGAAGGTACGAAAGAGGCGCGGGAAAAGCTCGTCCACTGGTTTAATTCCGTTGTGGTTCCGATCGGTACGCAGTCGACCGCGATAGTTCTCGTCGGTACGATGGTAAGCGCAACGGGACTGCTAAATCACGTACTGAAGCGGAAGGATTTTAAGTCGTCGTTCCATGGCGCGTTAGTTAGCGAGCCGGATAATCCGAAATTGTGGGACGAGTATCTCGAAATCTACGGACGTACTGAAGACTTAGCGGAAGTAGACGAATTTTACAACGCGAATAAAACCGCGCTCGAAGCCGGTATAAAGTTAGCGTGGCCGTGGCGTTGGACGTACCGCGCGCTAATGCACGAAAAATTTAACATGGGAACGCGCGCATATAATTCGGAGTTTCGTAATCTCGCGTTTAGCGAAGACGAGCAGTTCTTCTTTCCGGAGAATTTCGGCTATTACCGTTATGAATACGTAGGCGGACGGCGATTCGTCGTTTACGAGGACATACGGATACCCGTCGAAGACTTAACGATAAGCGGCGCATGGGACATATCGATGGGGAAAAATGCTCGCGCCTGCTATAACGCGGTACTGACGGTCGGGCGCTACGAAAAGACCGGCCACATATTCGTATTAGACGAGTACGCGTCGAAAGAGCAGCCGCACGTTTATATCGACTTGATCTGCGGTAAAATCGCGGAATTTAAGCATCACGTATTCAGCGTAGAGACAATTAACGCGCAGCACGAATTTTACCGCCAGTTACAGGAGGCGCTACGTAAGAAGGGCGCCACACGGACGCGGATTAACGATATTAAATCGCATAAATCCGGCAAGGAAGAGCGCATGGAATCGCTAGAGCCGTACGCGCACAATAAAACGCTGATTTTTAACCGTTCACATACGATGCTGCTCGATCAAATGGCGCAATATCCTCACGGCGATTACGTAGATTCGGTCGATGCGCTACAACTCGCGGTAGAGAACGTTGCGAAAGCGAAGCGCGTTATGCGTAATAAACCGAGTTGGATGTAATTAAACGGAAGGAGGACGTTAATTGACGAAGTTATTTATTACTGGCGCACAGTATCCGCCACATAACGATATCGAACGTATCGCGAATTATCAACGCTACCGGAAGATTTTCGACGGCAAACAAGCGGAAGTTTACGAACGTGCTAGCGATATTCTAAAAGATACACCACACGCCGCGCAGTTGAGGACGTTATATATCGCGGTTAACTTGATCGATATCCTCGTATCTAAGCCGGCGGACTTAATGGTGGGCGATCCGCCTTCGTATGAAACCGGTAAGCCGGACGCATCATCCGAGCAAGTGGCGCTTAACCGTATCGTCGAAGAGAACGATTTGAACCAGCTCGTCCACGAAGTCGTTATCGGCGCAGGAATACGGGGCGACGCGTGGATTAAGACATATTACGCGCAACGGCACGATACTAGCGAAGCTGAAGCGCTAGGGTACGTGAACACATCCGCTAACGAGCCGATTATCGAAGGCGTCAGCGCTGTTAATGTATTTCCGGAGCTAACGCGCGGATCTCATAAGCGGTTCAACGCGGTAAATATTGCTTCTGTCGAATGGATCGATAATGGAATCGAGGATATTCCGTATCTTAACGTCGAACGCCACTTAGCGGGGCTTATCGTCTACGAGCGTTTTCGTTTAAGTGTTAGCGACGTAGACAATACGTATTTAACGCCAATTTCCGTTTATACAATCGGCGATCAAGTAGCGACTGGACGCGATGAGGACGTAATAGAGACGGGCGTGCCGCGGATATTAGTCAGCCACATTCCGTATAAAACGGTCGACGACGCCTGGCAGGGAATCGGCGGAATTCAAAAACTCGAGTCCGTATTAGCGGCGATTAACGACCGCCTCGTACAGATAGATTTCGTATTGTGGAAGCACAGCGATCCTACCGCGTATGGTCCGGATATAGACGTAGGGACGGACGGAAGCGTACGGTTCGGCGGTAAATATATTCCCGTAAGTAAGGACGATGCGACGCCTGGTTACATGGTTTGGAACTCGCAATTAGAGGGTGCATTTAAGGAGCTCGATATTCTTATCGGTATCGTCTTTCAAATGTCGGAAACTCCGCAGTGGCTTTTCGGTACTACATTAGCTTCCGATAAAGGCGGGACCGGCACGTCACATACGGACGGCGGAGCAATCAAAGCGCGGTTCATGCCGATTCTTTCGAAGGTTAAGCGGATACGAAACCACGTTGACCGAGCTATTCGCGATTCACTGTGGATGGCGATGTTATTGGAGAACTTCGCAAATAGAGGCGTCGACGGCTACAAGCCGTATGAAGCGGTATATCCCGTTATCAATTGGCGCGACGGTATACCAACGGACGATAAAGCGGAAGCCGAGATATACGCGATACGGACCGGTGGAAAGTCGACTATCGACGTAATGTCTGCGATTAAACGGATGGATGGCGCCGATGATATGAAAGCTGCGGAAATAATTACGCGAATTGACGCTGACGAAGTACGCGTAAACGGTACGGTCGATAGCTCGGTATTTAACAATGGCGGATAAGCGACCGGATTACGAAGCGGATATAACGGAAATCACGCAGTCATTTAACGGTGCTGTTAGCGACATCAAGCGCGAAGTTGAGAAAATGCCGCTTACGAATGCTGGTGCTAACGAAACCGTCAAGAAGATCGGCGGCATATTTGGAAATCTCCGCGATAAGGCCGGATCGTGGCTTAGCCGTATGATTCCGAAAGCTGCGCGCGATGGTGTAGTGCGGGCGTTGGATGCGCTCGGTGTTATACGCAACCGCGATCAAGAACCGCCGCTCAACAAAGCGAATAGCGAAGTTGTTACGGCAGCTACCGATGATACTTACGCGGATTTACTCGTCGTCACGCAGAACATCGACCGCCGGACGAAAGCGGCCATACGTAAGGCTGTCGCGGACACAATGCGCGCTAGTATGGAAGCCGATATAAACGGACGGCGTACTATTAACGCGGATACGGCAGCGCGCATACGGCGTGAACTCGGCGAAGCGGTCGATAACGCGATTATAGATTCGGCAGGCAGACGTTGGAAAGTCGAAACATACGTTGATATGGTGACGCGTACGAAGCTTATGCGGGCGCACATGGACGCTACGATTAACGAAGCACTCAGTCGCGGTGTTCAATACGGCGTTATCTCGCGGCACGGAGCTACGGATGCTTGCGCTAAGTGGGAAGGGCGCGTTGTTAAATTAGTACCGGATGCGCCAGGTGATTATCCGTATATTGGCGATTTACCGCGGCGCGAGATTTTTCATCCGAATTGTCGGCATACAATCTCACCGATAAGAAAGCCGGAAAAATTATAGCGGCTTATTTGCGTTGTCCGAACGTTCACGACATTAAACTGAAACGGAATCTATGCGCTACGCGGCGGATAAACGCGGGAGGAAATATATGAATAACGAAATTAAACGCAATTTTTCGCATAAACTCAATCTACAATTGTTCGCGGAGCCTCTTCCGACCGATCCACCGGCAGATCCGCTATTAGATCCGCCCGCAGATCCGCCGAAGAAACTCGAACTGACGCAGGAAGAGTTTGACGCTAAAATTGCGGAACGAATCGCACGTGAACGTAAGAAATACGTTGACTACGAAGAGTTAAAAACGAAGCTATCTACATTTGAATCCGCAGAAGAAGCGCGTAGATTGGCGGCACTATCCGAAACAGAGCGCTTGCAGGCGGAGAAAGACGCCGCGGTCAAAGAAGCGGAAGACGCGAGGACTAGCGCCAGCGATCAGCTGACGAAAGCCAACGAGCGGATTATTAAATCGGAGTTTAAAGCGATGGCTCGCGAATTAGGCGTAAGAGTAGACGCGCTAGACGATGCGTTCACACTTTCCGATAAGACGGGAGTTTCCGTTGACGACGAAGGTATCGTAATCGGTATCAAAGAAGCGATCGATGCGCTGTTAGTTGCGAAGCCGTTCCTGGCGGAAACGCCGGTAATTAAGCCGAAACAGATCGGCGGTCCGACGCACATTGACGACAAGGCACCGCAAAAAACGAAAGAACAGTTATTAGCGGATGCAGCGGAAAAAGCGCGCAAGAGCGGTCGTATCGAAGACAGAGCGGCTTACGCGGCGCTGAAAGACGAACTAAACAAATAACGGAAATAAAGTCGCGTAACTCTAGCGGCTTATTTTATTGCGCGGAAATAGGCTTACGCCGGACAGCCGTAGCACACACTCAGGGGGAAACAATAAAATGGCTAAAATTTACAATGCAGCACTTGTTGGTAAGAGAGAATCAATCGTAGACGAAATTCTTTTGCTCAATCCGCACCAAACTCCGCTTCTTAACGCGCTAGGTTTCAGCGAAGCAGTTACCGCCGTTGAACACATTTGGTTTGAAGACGAAATGTTTCCGGATGAATCCGTAACTACTGCTGCCGCGTTAATCGGCGCGACTACGATTGTTGTAGCTGACGCATCACCATTCCGCGTAGGTAGCGTAGTTAAAGTCGTAGACGAATTACTTTACGTTTCCGGAATCGCAGGGTTAACATTAACTGTAACGCGCGGATACGCATCGACTACTGCTGCAGCAATTGATTCTGGAGCTAAGGTGCAGTTCTTGTTCGACGAAGGTACTGAAGGCGCAGACGCTCGCGCGGCTCGTAGCAAACCGCGTGTACGTAAGTCCAACCTTACACAAATCTTTACAGACAGCATCGATATCTCCGGCACAGCGCAGGCAGTAGCGCAATACGGAATCTCTGATCTTTACGAATACGAGAAACAAAAGAAACAACTGGAATTAGCGTTGCAACTTGAAAAAGCGCTAATCAACGGCGTTGCTTACGAGTCCGGACAAGTCCGCCAAATGAAAGGTATCCGTCAATGGATTAACACTAACGTCACTAACGTAGGCGGTGCGTTGACTCTAGGCTCAATTAACACGCTTGCGCAGAGCGTTTACGATGCGGGCGGCTTCGCTACTGGCGGTATGTACAAAATCATGGTAGCGGCCAAGCAAAAGATTGCTCTTTCCGGTACTGACGCTAATAAAATCACACTTACTCGCGGCGAAAACAAGCGCGGTCAAGTTGTAGACTTCATCGTAACGGACTTTGGCGAGTTCGAGATCGTCCTTAATCAAAACTTAGCTTCTGACGAATTGTTCCTTGTCGATGCTAACCGCGTTTCCGTCCATCCGCTAGTTACGCGCGAGTTCGGACACACGTACTTGGGCCTTAAAGGTGACGCGCAAACGGGTCAAATCGTCGGCGAGTATACGCTGAAAGTTGAGCAAGAAAAAGCTCACGGCCGCCTAAAAGGTTTGTCGTAAGTTAACGTAATTTAACGGACGCGTAGCGTAATAGTTGCGCGTCTTAATTATCGGAGGTTTTACGATATGTCAACGAAGACAGTTTACGAATCACCGCGCTACAAACAACTCGGATTCTACGTTGACGGTCATTTCCGCCGATTTAGCGGAGGTCAATACTCTACCGAAGATGCTGCGGAAATCGCGGTGCTCGATAAAATAACGGACGTAGTGAAAATCAACGCAGCAATACCGGAGGTTAAGAAAGCAGCCGCCTCCGCGAAATAATAACGGAGGTGTTTTATGGCCGCAAATGTAACGGACGCAGACGAATATATTAGCGAAAATTGTATCGATATCGAAGATTACGTAGACAGTGACGACGCGAAAAAACTACGGATAGTAACAGTCGCGAATCGCACGTTGTCTACGAAATACCCCGCATATACGATACCGGATAACGCGGTATATGAGTTTACTAACGTACTCGCTACGGTGTTTAACGATACGAATAGACTAGCGCAGCAAGGCGTAGTTAACTTCGCATTAACCGGAGTTGCTTCGTTTAGCTTTAAAGATGCGAATGTTAACGGAACCGGCGCTGACATAACGAAGTTTATACCGCAATCGGCGCTCGATCTAATCGGCGCGGCAAATGGCGGAGTTAAACTTTCGAAACGCGGCGTAGCTTGGACGGTGATGTAGGGTGGCGCTAGTTCCGATGAAACAAACGGTGACGATTACGAAGGCATCCGCGGTTGACGGTTGGGGAGATCCGTTGCCGGGCGCAGTTATTACGCTAAAGGCGCGCGTAACGGAAGAAACCGCCATCGTCACGAATCGGACCGGAGAGGAAGCTACGGCTAGTCTCCGCATCTTATTCGATAAATTGGCGGACATATCGTATGACGACGTAATTACGTACACGAACGAGTTAAGCCTCACAGTAGCGCGAACTCCGCTGAAGATCACGGTAAAACGCGGTCTGAACGGTAAAGCGATATTAACGGAGGTGTTCGTATAGTGGCGAGTAATCGCATTGAAATCGATACAGCGCGCCCAGGCTCGTTTGCGCAGAATCTTATCGGACGTTTTTTCCGCGGATACGGACGGCGATTAACGGAAGCGGCCGAACAAGGAACGCGCAACGGACTTGGTGACGTCATGGACGAATGGAAGCGCCTATCTGCGGACTTAGCTCCGCTAGATAAAGGCACCCTCCGCCGCGGTATTCATACGGAAGTTGACGCGGAAACCGGTAAGATGACCGGAGCGATTTCGGTAACGGCGGTCGAGAGAAACGGCGGACGCAACTTCGACTATGCGACGTACATTCACGACGTATTTCCGAAGCAGTCTTTCGCTAATCCGACAACGGCCGGAACGATTCCGAAGTTTCTCGATAAACCGCTAGAGCAGAACGCCGAACGTTGGAAACGCGATATAGAAGACGAAATAAGGGCCGAAATGCGGCGTAGGGGGTTTTAGCGTGACGTTAATTAACGACATCGTATCGGTAGAAGCGTTCGTTAAGGCTCGCTTCACTACGTCGACTACGGTTAAACAGACGGTGCCACTAAAGCCGGCAGCGAATACGTTCGTCATCCGTCTACAATCGTCCTCCTCCGAATCTGAAACCGCGTACCATTTCCGTAACGATCGCGAGTATCAAATCGTCTATTACGGCGATACGGCGCTCGACGTGTTAACGAAACTCGATACGCTAACTACTGCGCTAGAACAGACGCGAGTGATTCCGATAAACGGATCGCTCCGTTATATTCGCGTGGGCGCAATCTCCGTATCGATGCCGTTTAAGACGGACAACGATTTATACGCGGCAATACTCGTAGTTTCTACGGAGGTACGGCAGGCAAGAACGCAGGAAGCTTACGCGAAAATGGCGCAAGTTAATGCGAAAATTAACGTTTAAATACGAAGGAGTGACGTAAATGGCATGGGACCCATCCGCATTACCAACGCGACCAGGTTTATATATTAATTTTACTAACGCGGCAGCATCGCAGATTAAAGGCGGAGCGCGCGGAATAGTCGCTATCCAACTAAAAGCGTTCGTCGGCGGAACAGCAGCGGCGTCGACGTTCTATACGGTGCGTAACGAAACGGACGCGGCAGCGTTGTTCGGAGTAGCGAATATCGATTCGATTAAATTCGCGCTACAAGGCGGTGCAAAAGAGGTTCTCGTATGGACGCTACCAGTCGGCGCAGTCACAGCGGATTTCGCAGCGGCTCGCTTAGCTTTCGATACGCGTCCTTTTAACGTCTTCGTTTTCGACGGAGAGGTAACGTTAGCGGAACAAGACTTAACGCTTACGTGGATGAAGGCGAATAAGGCGGCCGGCAAGCATTTTACGGTAGTATTCGGATGCGTTGCGACAGCGGACGATCAGACGCCGGCAACCGGTAATGCACGCTCGGCGCGTTTACTCGACGACTATGCGGTAAATCTCGTAACGGGCGTAACTATCAACGGGACGTCTTACTCTTCTGGTAAATACGCGCCGTATATCGCAGGACTTATCGCAGGCACTCCGATTAACCGTTCGATTACGTATGCGGTTGTACCGGTAACTGACGTAACGAAGCGCTTAACTAACGCGGAAATTACTACGGCGTTAGCGGCAGGATCGCTAGTGTTAACGAATGACGGCGAAAAGGTGAAAGTCGAGCAAGGACTGACGACTTCCGTTAAGAAAATCCGTGCTATTCGCGCTAGACAGGCGGTATCTACAGACGTTACTAAAACGGCATCGGACGCCTATATCGGCAAGATCGATAATAACGCTGATGGACAAGCTGCGTTAATTAGCGCGGTTAAACTGTATCTCGAAACGTTGCAAACTTCGAACGTACTATCGGGTATTGTAGTGGCGCTAGATCCGCAATACGCGTCAGTCGGCGACAAAGTGTACCTCGTAATTAGCTACGTTGAAGTCGATTCGATGGAACGTATATTCTTCACAATTAACGTATAAGGAGGCGGACTATAAATGCTAGATTCCACACGTACGATTAATGGCGAGTTTGGTGAAATTTGGTCTGACGGCGAATGGTTATCTAATTTCCATACCGCCGAAGCAATGGCCGATATCTCGTATGAAAAGATTAAACGCGCAGGCTCCCGCGTCAGCGGCAATAAAGCCGGCACAGTCGACCTTACCGGAAGCATTTCGGGATATAAAGTCACGTCGGAGTTAGCGCGTAAGGTATCGCAGATTCTCGATAACAGTAAGGGTGCTTTCGTTAGCGAATTGATTCTGAAGTTGGCTGACCCGGGAGCATACGGTTTTGAACGCGTCCGCTTAAAGGGCGTACAGTTTACGAAAATCGACATCATCAAATTCGAACACGGCGCGATAGTTGAGCAGGAGTGGCCGTTCGTTTACGACGGTGTTGAATGGCTAGACGCTATCACCGACTAAAGCGCAATTTCACGGAGCCTTACGTTAACCGACGTAGCGCTCCGTATTTATTACGAAAACTAACCTTAACGGAGGAATTATATATGACGCAAATCACACAAGTTGACGCACTACAAGCGCTTTTATCCGCAAATCTCGAAATTGAAACGGACGTGTTCGTAAAACGACTAGGCGCGAGTTTCCGCATTAAAGCGGTAGATACATCGACACTCGAAAAGGCCCGCGAACAAGCTATTCAGACGAGCGGCAGCGGAAGTAAACGTGCCTCCACCGTAAACGCGGAACGCTTAAACGCTATATTAGTCGCTAAATTCTGCGTAACGCCAAACTTCGGGGACGCGGCTTTACTGGCGAAATACGGCGTGACTAACGCGGTCGAGTGCGTAGGTAAGGCGCTTCTCCCAGGCGAGATTGTGCGCATAGTTGCGGCGGGAATGGATCTGTCCGGATACGGCGAAGACGGGGACGAAATTAACGAAATAAAAAACTAATTAGCGGTGGTGGCGTTCCGTATCTCGTACATCGGATATTCCAACGCCACAATATACCGCCGGATGAGTTTTACGCGAAGGATATCCGGACTCGGCGATTTATGCTCGTATCCGAATCAATCGAATTAGAGGACGAAATTGCGCGGAATAAAACGTAATCAAAACGTGCTCAAAGCGCAGAAAGGAGTGAAACTATGGCGTTAGATTTAATTGCGCGGTTGCGGATGATCGATAACCTGTCCGCGCCAATGCGTAGAGCTATGGGTACAGCTAGTTCGTTCGCAACGAAGCTCACCGGAGTAGGCTCGGCAGTTGCGGGATTGGCGGCGGGATTAGGCGCGGCGAAAGTGGCGACGTCTTCGTTTAGTAAAGCGCTAGACTTCGAAGCGCAAATGTCTTCGATCAAGGCGCTAACAGGCGCTACCACAGCGCAAATGGCGAAAATGGACGAACTAGCGCTGACGATGGGTAGTAAGACGAAGTATTCCGCGTTACAAGCGGCGGCCGGTATCGAAGAACTACTGAAAGCCGGAATAACGCCAGCCGCGGTACAGTCAGGCGCACTCGAAGCCGCGCTGAATCTCGCTACTGCGGGTGGACTCGAATTGGCCTCCGCAGCTGAAATTATGTCGACGGCACTAAACGCGTATAAGAAGGACGGAATGTCAGCGGCGACTGCTTCCGATATATTGGCGGGAACAGCGAATGCGTCGGCGACTGGCGTCGAAGACTTGCGTCAATCGTTAGCGAGCGTATCCGCAGTAGCGGCCGGCATCGGTATGACGTTTAAAGATACGAACGCGGCGCTCGGGCTATTCGCGAATAACGGAGTAAAGGGTAGCGACGCAGGGACTTCGCTGAAGACGATGTTGCAGAATTTACAGCCAACTACGAAGGACCAAATCACGCTGTTTAACCGCCTCGGCATAACAACGAAAGGGACCGCGAATCGCTTCTTTACCGCACAGGGTAAATTACAGTCGCTCGATAAAGTAACGGGCGTTTTACACGACTCGCTCAAAAACCTTAACGATATGCAACGGCAGGCTGCGTTAGAAGTGATGTTCGGTACGGACGCTGTCCGCGCGGGTACGATACTTTATAACGAAGGCGCTGACGGCGTTAAGAAGTTCTATAACGAGATGGGCAATGTATCCGCGCTACAAGTAGCAACGGAGAAGATGAACAACGGTAGGGGCGCAATCGAGCAATTTAAGGGCGCACTAGAAACGTTGCAGATTAAAGCGATAAAACCGCTACTACCTGCGATTAAAGCGGCGTTTAACGGACTAGGCGATTACGTCAACGCTAAGACTCCGGAGATTGAAGCGGCGGTTAAACGTATGACGAAGAACGTCAGTAGCTATATAAAGACGCATTTTACCGAAAACAAAGATTTCACGAAGTTACCGGACAATATGGCAAAGTTTAAATTCGTCATTGAGGATTTTCAGAAAACATTTGACGCGTGGTACCTTGCGGGCGGTGATAAGCAGATTTCCGACGCAGTTAATGGCTTAGTAGCTTATGCCGGAAGTGCGTTCTCAACGGCAGCTCCCGCGCTTACTTCAATTGGAGTTGATATGGGTAAGGCAATTGGCGGCGGTATGCTCGAAGGGATGAAACAGTTCGCAGCGAGTAATCCGTTACTAGCCGCGATAACCGCGTTTATCGTCACACCTGGAACACCTCAAGTCAGGGCAGCGGCAGCACTCGCGGCGGGAGCGGTTGGTGTTATTGAAGGTCATGATATCAAACAACAACAGAGGATTGATAGTCAATATGATTTCATAAAAAGGTTAGACGCAGCGCCTGCGGGAGTGCCTGTATTTGGCGGCGGCGATCTTGTAGATCCTAATAAGACTCATATTACAAGCAGTCCATCGTCTGGACACGCCGGCGGACTTGACCGCGTTCCGTATAACGGATATTCTGCGCGTCTTCATAAGGATGAAACGGTATTGACGAAGACCGAGGCGGATGCACGCCGTGATAATCGCGGAGCTAGTGGCGGCGTTACGATTTCCGGTAATACGTTCCATGTACGGAAAGAATCTGATATTCACGCTATCGCTTCGGAATTAGCGGATATGATCAGTACAGCAAAGGGGGCGCGTTCTATTGGCTAACGCAGCTAACGATTTTCAGTTCTGGCTAACGTTCAACAACGGAGAGCAGCGCCTCCGCCTGCCTGTCAATCCGGAGACTATTCGCGTTACCACTACTCGCGGTTATGATGACGTCACGATAGCGCAACTCGGCGAGTACACCGTCATCGGAAACGAGATGCTGCACGAATATTCGATATCGTCATTTTTCCCGCGCGATTATAACGGAAGTTACTGCGAATACGAAGACATCGCGTTACCCTACGAATCTGTGGCGCTAATTGAAAGTTGGATCGTATCTAGGCGTCCTATCCGCTTGACGGTAACCGGAATCATCAATATACCCGTCACTATCCGCTCATTTACGTACGAGGAACGCGCAGGCCACGTTGGCGACGTATGGTTCGATTTGTCGCTGAAGGAATACCGTTTTATCGAATTTAAACGCGTATCATCGAGTAAAGCCGGAACCGTTACGGTAATATCCGCGAGTAAGAAGCGCGCGAATCCTAGCGTCAAGGTTACGTCGTATACGGTTAAATCCGGCGACACGCTAACTAAAATCGCGGCTAAAGCGACCGTCTACGGTGACGTTGATAAATGGCGCGATATATACAACGCGAATAAAACGCTAATCGGCGGAAATCCGAACGCGCTTAAAGTCGGGCAGACGTTGGTGATCGCGTGAGTATATCGGTAATCTACAATAACGACGTCTATATCGATCCTATTGTAACGTCCGTAAGATGGTCCGGTGATATTACGCAGGCCTATCGCCAATTGAGTGTTAGTATACGTAATACAACGGACGGGCGTAAGCAGGCGTTAAAATTCGAAGTCGGCAAGGAGCTACGGTTACTCGACG